TAACGTTAACAGCTTCTGCGTTATATCCTGTAACTGATAATCAAATAGATTTAGGTACATCTTCATTAGAATTTAAAGACGCATATTTTGATGGTACTGTAACATCTGATGCTTTTGCAGGGCCTTTAACTGGTAATGTTACTGGTAATGCTTCTGGGTCTTCAGGTTCATGTACAGGTAATGCGGCAACCGCTACAGCGTTAGAATCAGCTAGAAATATTGGTGGTGTAAGTTTTGACGGTACTGGTAATATTAATCTACCAGGTGTAAACACTTCAGGTAACCAAGATACTTCTGGAAACGCTGCAACCGCTACGGTGTTAGCTACTGGAGCAGTTGGAGCTGTTAAAGTTTTTGAATTAGACAATAGTGTTAGTGGTGTAGCTGCAGACGCAGGTAGTAGTGACTCAACAGTATTTACTATTACTCATGGTATGGGTAACGGTAGATTTTACAAGGTTGAAGTTGTAAAAGATAGCGCTAACTACGATACTGTGTATACTGATGTAACTAGACCATCTGATACTACTGTTGTAGTAACGTTTGGAACTGCCGTTGCTAACGGTGCTTACAGAGCGATGCTTACAAGAATGCAATAAAAATAAAATAAAATAAAATTAAATGGCGATACAGTTTTTAAATGCAATTGACGTTACTGGCGAGGTACAAGGTACTTCGCTAGACATAAACGGCGCTGGAGATATATCAGGAGATTTAACTTTAGGTGGTAAAGTAATAACTACTGAAGTAGAATCTTCTGGCGCTTTGCTTTTAGACGCTGCTGCTGATATAACTATAGATGCAGGAGGTCAAGATATTATATTAAGTGATGATGCAACTATATTTGGTACTTTAAGTAATTCAAGTGGGTTTCAAGTTAGGTCTAGAGTAAACAATGCAGATCTATTGTTACGTGGTGTAGATGATAGCACTGAATTTACCGCATTACAATTAGACATGTCTGACGCTGGTACAGCAATATTTAGTCATGACATTAAAATGCCAAGTGCTGGTGTTATAAACTTTAACAGTGGTGATATTACGCTAACACATAGTAGCAATACTTTAACTTTTGCTGGTGGTACTCTTGTTGTTCCTAGCATTACTCTTGGCGCTAATGACCAAGTTATAAATGATGGTGCTAATATTTTAGATGAAAACGATAATACTTTATTGTCTCTTGCTGGTGGTAACGTTGGTGTTGGGGCTAATTTAACTGTTGGTGGTACTATAACTACAGCTTCAGATATAATACACACAGGAGATACAGACACTAAAATATCTTTTGGTACAAACACAATAACATTTACTTGTGGTAATACAGCTATTTATACTCTTGGATCAAGCTCTGCAACAATGGCTGGTATTTTAGATATAACAGACACTACAGATTCAAGCGACGCTACAGGTGATACTGGAGCTTTAAGATGTGAAGGTGGTGCTAGTATAGCTAAAAAGCTATATGCTGGTTCTACTATAACAGGCTCTGCTGATGTAATAGCTTACTCTGATCAAAAGTTAAAAGAAAACGTTAAAACTTTAGATGGTAAGAAAGTATTAGAAATGCGAGGAGTTAGTTTTGACCGTGTAGATACAGGCAAAGCTAGTTCTGGTGTTATAGCTCAAGAAATGGAAAAAGTTGCGCCAGAGTTAGTTATAGATGATGGTAAGTACAAAGGTGTTGCTTATGGTAATATTGTGGGTTATTTAATTGAAGCTATAAAAGACCAACAAAAACAAATCGACGAACTAAAAGAAAAATGTAATGGCTGTTCCTGCTAGTGGTGTTTTAAGTTTAGCTGGTATTAGAGCGGAACTAGCCACTAATACTTATAATGCTAGTGCAACAACACAAGCAAGTCTTTTGCAATGTTCTAACGGAACTGTAGCAACTATTAATACTGCTAACAGTGCTAGTGATAGGCCTGATGGTAGTGCACCACATTCAATGGCTGAATTTTATGCTTACGATCATGATCTTAGTTCTTTCACTGATAGTATAAGTTTTGACTTTGATGGTACTAATGACTATTTACATTTCCAATCAGGAAATATAGGCACTGATTTAGAGGCTATAGGATCTATTAGTTTATGGGTTAAATTAGACTCAATGTCTGCCAACGGATTTATATGGCAAATAAAAGCAGAAGAAGGGACTGATGACCAAATTATATTACTATGGAATAATGCCGCAGGTGTAATAAGAGGTAACGTTAAATTTGGTGGTACTGCTAATGTAGTTGATTCTGGTAGTGGTTTAGAAAACGATGGTGAATGGCACCATGTTGCAATGACATGGGAGTCTGGTTCTAAAACATCTGCTAATAATATTGTTAGATTATATATAGACGGATCACAAACAGATTCAGACGCTATTGGTAATACTTGGGGCGATGCAAGTGGTCACGCTGGTTTTATCATTGGTAGAAACGATATACAAAGTAATGCTTATTTTAATGGGCATATGAACGATATAGCTTTTTTTAGTGATGTATTAACTTCTTCTGAAGTTACAGCTATATATAATTCGGGATCACCAAAAGACGAAGAGTCACACTCTGGTTTAATAGCTTATTATACTATGGAAGCTTATAGTGATAGTGATACTACATTAGCTGATGACTCTGGTAATAGTAAAACTTTACAAATAAATAATAGTACAAATATAGACAGTACAGACACACCGTAATATGGCAAGAAAATATGTAATAATAGATAGTGAATATGTAAGCTCGGTAGATTTTACTAAAGTACAAGAAACATCTGCAGATACATTAAGGTGGAATAAAGATAATACAAAAACCTTTGTGAAATACGAAGGTTACAAACCAACTTGTTTACACAATAAAACTGCATATACTTACGAAGAAATATTAACTATTTTAAATGATGTTAATGGTGAGTGGTATGTGGAAGATACGACAAGCGAATAAAACGCTTTAAAACAACTATAAAGCGTGTAATAATATAAATATAAAAAAATAAAACAAAATGGGAATAAATTCAACAGAAGTTTCTTATGGCTTCGGACAATTTGGATCTGCTTTTGCTGACGCCTCAGCAAACACAATTACAGCTCCAGAAGAATTAGCTATAATAGCTATTCAATTTTTAGGAAATACAAGTCTAAGCGCTTTAGTAGCTAAAGATGCAAACTTGTTTCCAAACATAGGGGCTGCAGCTCACGACAGAGGTCACCAAACTATACAGGTAAACGGTGCTGTTAGTTCTTCTGCTACTATAGCATTTGACGTTACAACCGCTTCATTAGGTTTAAAATTAGGAGATGAGGTATATCTTACAGCTACAGGTGTTCTTTTAGGTACAATAACAACACTAGGTACTAGTAACATTGTTATTAGTGCAACAACAAGTATTTCAGACGATGAATACATTAGTGTTATGACACCAGGTGCAATAGGAAATGAAGGTACTGGTGGTATGGCTATTGATAGTTCGCAAATATTTCCTGCTGGATCAACTATATATGGTAGATGGGATAGCGTTTCTCTTAATGCTAATTATAGCACGGCAGGTATAATTTGTTATTTCGGTAAATAATGTTAGGATTAAGATCTAGTCTATTAAGTTCTGGTGTACCAACTGACAATTTGTTAAATTTAACAACTAAATTGGCTTTATGGTTACAACATAATACTGCTACACCGGCGCAATGGAATGATTCGTCTGGCAACGAAAATCACGCCACGCAGTCTTCAGCTTTGTTACAAGGTGCTCTTGTTGAGGGTGGTTTAGATTTTGAGGAAACTGACGCGGGTGATAATATTCATGAAACTCATTACGATTTGACAAATATGATAACTGTTGCTGCAGAACAAGGTTTTTGTATTGCCTGGGTTATGAAGCAAGAAACTCAAACAAACAATACGTTAATATCAGACACGTCTCATGAGACAATAAGAATTCAAAATGCTAATAAAATTAGGCTTCTTACTAATGCACCTGGAGATATAGAAAGTATATACCACGCGTCATCAGGACCGTTTACGTCTGGAGCTAAAGCTTTATTTATGCTTAATAGAACGTCTGGCGGTAGTAGTGTTGTTACGCTCTATAAAAATGGTAGCGCTGTAACATTAGATGCTTCTTCTGGTAATTCTACCTTGGCAGACGCTGGAGAAAATAATAATGGATTTTCATTTGATACAATTGGAGCAGCTAATAGTGGAACTAATCATTTTTTTGATGGAATATTATACGAATTAGCATTTTGGACTAAAGAATTGTCTGCAACAGAAATAGCTGACGTGAACAGCTACTTAAAAACAAAACACGCATTATAAATTAAAATTAACTTAAATTAAATAAAATGGCAAAAAGAAAAACACCAAAGGCAAAGCCTTCTAAAAATAATATTACTAATGAAGAATTAAAACAAATTCAAGATTTAGTAAGGCAAATTAGAGCTCAACAATCAGAAGTTGGAGTATTAGAAACTAAAAAGCATAGTTTACTTCATGCGATTACACAAACACAACAAGCGTTTGGTCAATTAAATAAATCGCTAGAAGAGACTTATGGATCAAATGTAGATATTGATATTAACAGTGGTGAAATAAAACAACAAGATGAGCAAGCTAATTCGTAAAATAAGTATAGGTAAAGATTATAAAAACGACGCTATGCACTATGCTGTTGGTCAAGAGGTTTATGGTGGACATACTATTTGTGATATAATTGAAGAAGATGAAAAGTTTTCAGTATATATTAAGAAAGATAGAGATGTTTTACCTTGGAAAGACTTTAATAAAAACATGGCTGTATCTGTAGAGTATAATTTACAGTATTAATGAAAAGCGTTTACAACTTTGTTGTAACACCTAAAAACAATAGATACAACAATATTAAAAACCTAGGTGAATCAGAGCTTATAGTTAATACTGAAATATACAATCATCAATACACAAGTAGAGAAGCTATAGTATTATCTTTACCAATAGCAATAAATACAGACATTAAAGTTGGTGATACTGTAATTGTGCACCATAATGTTTTTAGAAGATGGCACAATGTAAAGGGTATAGAAAAAAATAGCCGAAGTTATTTTGACGAAAAAACATATATAATAAGTGAGGATCAAATATTTTTATATAAGCAAAATAATAATTGGAAACCAATAAAAGGCTATTGTTTTGTAAAACCTATAAAATCAAATAATGAGTTTGATATAGATAACGAAAAACCATTAGTTGGTATTGTTAAATATAGCGATGGAACTATTAAAGTTGGTGATTTAGTAGGTTTTAGACCAGGATCTAAATATGAGTTTGTTATAGATGGAGAGCGGTTATATAGAGTATTATCAAATTTTATTACAATCAAATATGAATATCAAGGAAACGAAGAAGAATATAATCCAAGCTGGACATAGAGCAGTTGAAGAACTGATTAAAGTTGCTAAAGAAGCTATTGTAGATTCTGACGATGATATATCGGCTGATAGATTGAAGAATGCAGCCGCAACTAAAAAATTAGCTATATTTGATGCTTTTGAAATATTAAATAGAATTCAAGAAGAAGAAAGCTTATTAGAGGGCAAAGAGCCTGAAGAAAATAAGGCAAAAGTTTTTAAGGGATTCGCAGAGGGTAGATCTAAATAATGTATAAGCAAAATTTATTTAAAATAGTAGAACCTATAAAAAAAACTACTATAAACCGTCTTAACAAAAGTAAAAAATGGAAATACGGTTATAACAAAGACCACGATATTGTTATTATATCTAAAACTGGAGAGATAGGTGAGATATACGAGATACAAAACTTTCAAATAGCACTTCCCAAGGAACGTAGTGTGTATAGCAACAAAGAAAAAAAGTGGAAACAGTTTGAATATCCAAAAGAGTTAAATAGACTTAAAAACATATTTGATTGGAGAGCATATCCTGAAGAAAAGAAATCACAATGGTTTGATTATATAGACGAAGAGTTTAAAAGAAGAGAAGAAGGTTTTTGGTTTAATAACGCTGGAATACCAACTTATATAACAGGTACACATTATATGTACTTGCAATGGAGTAAAATTGATGTAGGAGCACCGGATTTTAGAGAAGCTAATAGATTATTCTATATATTTTGGGAGGCCTGTAAAGCAGATAAAAGATGTTATGGTATGTGTTACCTTAAAAACAGACGATCTGGGTTTTCTTTTATGTCATCAGCTGAGACAGTTAATCAAGCTACTATAAGTAGTGACGCGAGATTTGGAATACTATCTAAAACTGGAGCTGATGCTAAAAAAATGTTTACTGATAAAGTTGTACCTATATCGATTAATTATCCTTTCTTTTTTAGTCCTATTCAAGATGGTATGGATCGTCCGAAATCTGAACTTGCATATAGAGTACCAGCTTCTAAATTCACTAGAAAGAAAATTACATCGAATGAAAAATTAGAGGATTTACAAGGATTAGATACGACTATAGATTGGAAAAACACAGGGGACAATAGTTATGACGGTGAAAAACTAAAACTATTAGTACACGATGAAAGTGGTAAGTGGGAAAGACCTGATAATATATTAAATAACTGGAGAGTTACAAAAACATGTTTACGATTAGGTAGTAGAGTTATAGGTAAATGTATGATGGGCTCAACTTCAAACGCATTAGACAAAGGTGGAGAAAACTTTAAAAAATTATACAACGCAT